CTAAATCTTTCCAAATTTCTATTTCTTCTGCTATTTCATCTGAAGATCCATATCCAGTTGCACCTAAATATTCTTTAATAATTGTTTCCTGATCTGTTTCAGATTTTAGACTTAATTGTTTAGTTTCTTCAACACTTCCTAAAGTATTAAATAAACCTTTTATATCTGTACCTCCATCTGCTACATACCTTGCAGCAATTTGTAATTCTTTTGGTAAACTTGCAAAAAATTGTTTAGGTGTTTCACGCCTTACTTGATTAGCTTTTTCTTCTAAATTAGCTTCAATTAATTCTTCCCAGTCTTTTGCACTGTATTCATCTAATGCTTTTTCATCATCAAATGGAACAATTTTGTCATCTTTAATAAGTTTGCTAAATACATCAGATATACCATTAATTGATTTTCTACCTCTTTTTATTTTCTTTTCTGCATCTTCTTCGGTTTCATCATCTAATGTATCTAAAATATTATCAGCTGATTCTGCGGCATCTTTTAGTGCCTCATTAGGTTCTGGTAGTACATCTTCTAAATCACTTGTTTCTTTTTCTGCTTTTGAATCTGTAGATTCTTTTTTGGTTAAATCATCTACCCCATCTTCATCTACATCTGTAAATGTAAAATCTGCTTTTTTATTTAAGCCTGATAAAATATTTGGTTTTTCATTATTAGATTCTTCAGGTAATGTAATAGCGCTACCACTTGGTGCACCATTAAATATTTCATCTAAATCAATGTCTAATGTTTCTACTTTACTTTTCACAGCATTTTCTGTTGAATTCATAATATTGTTGGTTTTAATAGTTGGTTTTAATAATTGGTTCTTATATATACAATATAATAAAAGTTTACCTATACTACAATAGATAAACTTTTATAATTTTATTTTTAAGTAAAGTATTTTGCAGTATATAGCTAACGTTAATTATTTTCCTTTAGATTTTTTAGATTCTTTAACGTCATATTGATTTTTATTAGTTCTTGCAATTTCTAAATCTTTATTTGCAACGTCTCTTGTAGCTGCAATTTTTTCTCTTTCTACTTTTAATCTTTCTGATTCCATTGTGTTTTTCATTGCTATCTGATCACGTTTTAAATTTGTTTGTTCTTGGAATCTTGTAGTATCTCTAATATCTTTCATTGCGTCTTGAAAATCAGATACTTGATTTTGATTAATATCAGAAGCTGCTCCAGATCCTGCTGATCTAATTTCTGCAATAGTTATATTATTTTGTCTATCCTTATCGTTTTCTTGCATTTCAGCTTGTAACTTCATTTGTTCTTCTTGTGCTTTAGCTTGAAGTTGTTGCTCTTGCATTTGACGTTGTTGTTGCATTTCTTGAGCTCTTGATTGCTCAGTACGGATTTCTGAATCTTTTAATATATCTGTTATTTCTGATATAGAATCTGCTTTAACAATATTACCAAGCTCATATATAGAAGCTCCTGTAGTATTATTTGTTAATGCCATTTGTTTAAGTTGTTCTAAAATTGCTCTGTGGTTAGTTTTAGTAGTCGCAAATACATTAAAATCTCTAAGTAATAGATCAGTACCATTCATTGTAAAATTAACCTTCTGAGCTTCTGTAGAGATGTATGATAATCTAACACTTGGTTTAGTGCTATTATAATATTGTGCCAAATCAGTTCTCATTTGATGAACTCTAGGCATTAAATGATCTGAGTGTTGTACAAAATATATTTCTGTTTGCGCATATGATTGCTGCATTGCATTTACTACACCAGTGGCTGTTTCTGCAGATACTGCTCCACCCAACCTTTGTGGATTAATACCAATAGAGTCAAAACATTGTTGTTTAAAATAATTTGCTAATTGTATTCTTGACATTAATCTACTAGTTTGCTCCATATTTAGAGTTTGATAGTGATTAAAATTAGTGGCATTTTCTGTATTAGTAATTGATGTATCTAAAGGTAACATCTGAAAATCTTTCATAGCAACAAATGCTTTTGCATAATTGTTTTTACCCCAATCTTCACCCATTGAATGACGGGGTAGTGCATTTTGATCAAACATTATTACAGTACCTAATTCATCAATAAGGATATCTGCAATTTGATTATTAACCATATTGTAACCAACTTGATATGCTTTCATTAAATCTACTAAAGAAGTTGATCTAGTGTTTCTATCAGAAAATACTCTTCCTTCTACTGGTAGTTTACAACCGTATAATGAATTTTCTCCTTTAAATTGAAAGGGTAATCTTCCTGGCTTTTCTCTATTAATACCTAAATATATAGGATTAACATTATCATCCATTGTAGTTCTCCACATAGCAGGTACATTGGGACCTATTTTTACTCCACCCCATGTTTCATTTATCCAAATCCATTCTACATGCTCACCTTGTAATAATGTATCTTTAGATTTGTTTTTAAATATAGATGTATCATAAACTGGTTTTTCAGTTATTTTAAATGTTTCATCTATAATTTCTTGTACTACTTCACCATCTTCTTCTATTTTAGTTAAATGACCTACTTGTCTTTGAGTTTTCCAATAAATTGTAGATACTCTCATTAGGTTTCCATCTCCCCATTGTTCTAAATCTTCACTTTGAGAAAGTATTTGAGTAAGTATATCACCACCACGTGAAGGGTCAGCCATGTAATTACTTGCATACTGTCTGTATGCTAATCCAGGTGCATTTGTATTCCACTCATGAGATCTAGTAGCATCATAATATGCACCATCATTTTGATAACCATTTACTTGGTATTGAGCAGATCTAGCTGGATAAATTTTTTGTAAAGATTTTAATTGTTTATTATCCATTAAATAACCGTACTTATCTACTACATCTGATACAGTCATTAAGTCTACTTTACCTACATAATTAGAATCCGCTATATATCTTTGATCAGGTGATTTTTGATAAAACGTTAATACTGGATTCCATAGTTCAACATCATAATCATCTTCTAACATTCTAAAATGCCAAAATTCTCTATCTGCAATAAGCATATCACGGAAACCTCTTTCCTCAAGTTCATGCATTTTAAATCTTTCTTCATCTACATTTAACTGATGTGTTGCCCATTCTTCTATACTACTTCTGTAGGATTTACTAAAATAATCTTCTATTTCAGGTAAAGTTTTTAAATTTTCTGGAGATAATTGTTTTTGAGCTTCTTCAGATGCTGGATCCATACCAGCTTCAATCATTTTTTGAATTAATTGTATTTCTGCATCAGCTAATAAAGTATCTTCTATAGCAGACTTTTTTTCTTCTAACATTTCATTATATGATTTGTCATCAACCGCTCTAAATTGGACTTTGTTATATCTTTTAGTAAACTCTCCGCTTAATACATTTATTACATTTGGAACAATAGGATAAAATTTAAGTTCTAATGCAGAATCATTTTCTTTTGTTAAAACATCCATCATATCTTTATAGTCATTATCTTCTTCAACTATATAATCTGACTTATCAATAATACCTTTTGCTAACTTATAATTTTTTAAAAGTCTTCTTGCATTTGATCTTAAAAATTCTACACCTTGTAGTTCTAACCAATCTAAATTCCATGCTGACCAATCATCAGTTTTTTCTGATGTAGGTAAAAACTGTACTGGTTGAGTTAAACTTGAATACGTTGAAACTCCTTCAGCCTTAGCTCCTTTTTTTAACTGCATTGCATTTAATACTTTCATTCCGTATTTTGTTTAGTTAAATCTATTTAATATTTTTAAATCCTGATCGGTTGGGTCTATTGGTTCTTGATGTTGAATTACGCCCAATATTTTTAAATGGACTATACTTTAATTTATACAAATTTTCTGAATTTACCAAAGATTTACCCTCTGATTCACGTCTTTTGGTATATCCTCTATTAGATTGTTGTATTTTTACAAATGCTATTAATGCACCAAATGCTACTAATCTATCTACGTTTAAACCAGGGTAATAAGCTAACATTTCTTTTATTAACATTGGGTCTGGTATTCTTTCTACACCTAATGTTTGATTTGTAACAACACCGTTAATATCTGTTTCTTCATCAATTACTTCTCTTAAAAATTCTATTGCGTAAGATATTAAATGACTTTTAAATAATGTTCCTGTATTTTTCCACCCATATTCTTGATATACAGTTTTGTTAGAACCAAGATCTTTTAAAAATAATATTTGTTGTTTAGGTACCAAATATCTTTGTTTTCTTCTAGCAATCATATGCTGTATAAAAAGAGATATGTTATTTTCTACTAATGTCCATGCATTATACCATTCTATAATTAGTTCTAATCTTTCATGTGTTTTATTAATATCATCAAACCGCCCACACCATGCAGCAACTACTTTATCTTTTTCTATAAATTGTTCTACCTCTCCCGATTCTGTAGTTCTAATTACTTCCATTGCATTTTTATAAACAAATATAGAACACAATGAATCTGACGTTGTTGTTTTTCCTTCTGATACTGGATCAATAGAAGCATAATAAGCACCAAATTCTGGGCTTTTTATAGGTCTTTCCCAAACAACAATGCAACCCGTTTTATCTATTTGTTTTTTATCAACTGGAAACTTACTTATTGGTAATTTATTAGTTCTTTTAGCAGAGATTCCTTTTTCATCTCTATCTAATTCTATTAATTCATAGGGGTATTCTTTTTCTTCAATTCTTTTTTGTTGTCTAGATAATACCCCTTGTGGAAATATTGAAGCTTTTCTATATGCAAAAGCTTCAGAAATATTCATTGGTTTTTGAGAAATTCTTAATTGAAACTGTTCTCCATTTAATTCATTTTTCCATTTTGATCTTTCTTGTACAATTGCTTTTACTGCTTCGTCAACCTCTGAATTTCCATATTTATCAATAAATGGAGGCATTGACCATTGTTCTGGAATGAATAAACCTGCCATTCCTATTGTTCCATCTGCATCCATTAAATTAGTTTCAACAGAATAAATATCATTTGCATCAGGATTAAGTATCATTTCTTTTAAAGGATTACATTGCTGTAAATCTCCAACAGATCCGGCTGCTATAAACATTCCTGTTGTTATCATTCCTGATGACATTGCTGGACGTAAGTATTCATATGTATCAGACATTTTAGGAGCAATCCCTGCTTCTTCATGAAAAAAATATGAACATGGTCCCCCTACGCCTGTAGTAGCATTTTTTTCAAATGAAGCACCTTGAATTTTAGATTTTAATCCTCTTGCTGTTTTTCTATTATTTATTTTAACTTCAATTTGCTGTTGCCATAATAATACTTTTTCTGGATTACTTGGTCTATACCAAGCGGTGTGTTCATTTAAAAACGTTTTATATTCATCTAAAAATTTCCATGAACCTTTGTCATTAATAAAATCTTTTAAAGATGCACCTATTTTACAAATGGATCCTTCTTCAAACCAATATGTATTAATTAACTTCCCCATATGAAAATATGAAGAAGCTATTTGACGTTTTTTTAATATTGCTGAATGTTTATTATTTAATTCTGCTAATAACTCATAAAGAGCCATGTGATATTGTGCATCTCTTACTTTAGCAAAACCGTAATGTTTTTCTTCTTTATCAAATATGGGTAGAAAGTTTAACCACATATAATAATCTCTACTTAAAAAAAAACTTTTAGGACCATCATTATATATTACACCTACCCTACATTTGTTTTTTTGATCTTCCCAATAGGCAGTGAAGTCTTTTGATCTAAATGGTGCATTACAATAAAAGCCCTGTTTGTTAAAAGCTTTAGCCTCACTATTAAATATATATGCTATATCTGTAAACCCATAATCACCAGGTTCTTTAAATATACTTAATATATAATCTATAAATAATTTTTCAGTTTCAAAATCAGTTGTTGACCATTCTCCATTTGTGTATGTAGGAACGGTTTTATACATTCGGTACTTCAACTAAAATTGCAAATACATCACCTTCTTGAATTAATAAATGTTCTTCTTGATTGTGTTTCATTGCAGTAGGTAAACAATGTTCCGTATATTGAATAACATCCCCCATTTTAATTTCTTCTACTGATTGCCCTATACCAACTACAGTACCTATACATTCTTTTTTAACAGCCATTTCAGGTATAATAAATCCTGATTCAGTCATTGTTTGAGCTTTTTTTTGTTTGATTAAAAGTTTTTTTCCTACTGGTATTACTTGTTGTGCCATCTTTGTTAGTTTTTTTTATATTATTAAATTCTGGTTCATCCCAATAACAGAAATGCCATTGCGTTTTATTTTTACTCATTTATAGTTGATCGTATGCTAATCCTGCACCACCACGTACTGAACTTTCTTGTTCTTGTTTCATATCAGTAAATGCACCTTTGTAAGAACTTCTTATTTGCTCAAATTTTGCAGCAGCATTAACCATTGAATTTATATTACCGTCTCTGCCGTGTTCTATTGCAGTAACTTCCATATACTTTGCCAATCTATCTAACATGGATTTAATACCCACATAAGCTCTATATGTAGGTGTCTCATACATTTTTTTACACATATCTAAAGCATATCTAATTTTACCATCTTCAGGTGATTCTTCTAAACCAACTTCTTCTATAATTATATCTTCTTTTTCATGTTCTGGTAAATTAAAAAATGGATTTAAATCTGGATTTGGACAACTCATGTAAAATACATATTGATATACTTGCATATATGTATCTGGATATTCTGTCATTATTTTTTTAAGAAATGGTAAAGAATAACAATGTTCAGAAGGTATAACTTTATTGTTTTGTATATCAAATAATCTTACTATCATATTGTTTTGTTTTTATAAGGCATCTATATAAGCTTTAACAGTAGCATAACTATCAGTAACATAAATTGGTAGCATAGATCCTGCTACATATACTTGACGTACATCTATAATAGTTCCGTTTGATTGATATGCTGTTCCAACACCAGATAATGAAGTAGGATTTATTGCTATTAAAGATTCTGAACCTTCTACTATATACATTGTAGCAGGGGCTGTTTGAGGAGTTGTTTGTGTTAAAAAAACTTGTGTTAATTGTATTGCTGCCATTAATTTTTATCTTTAAGCCACATCATTAATGAAGATACTTCATCTTTTAAATATGGCAGTTCATATATTTTTACTTCTTCTAAGACAGGTTCACCATTTTCTACTTTTGTAATTGGATAACCGTTTTTATCTTCCCCTACTTTAACAAATTTAACATGTTGAATTGTTAACTTTCCTATTTTTAATTTAGGGTTATGTTTCTTAATAATATACGCATAAATACTTAATTGTAAGTTATAATGTTTAAGATTACAATCATCTAAATGATTTACAGGTTTATACATTTTATTAGTTATACCTTCCCAATTTGTATAACCTTTAGATTTTATTTCTTTATTTGTTTTGTAATCATTAATATTAATATATCCATTTACTATTTCAACAACATCTGCTTGGCCACATAAACCCATTGATTTTAAATAAACTAAGTGTTCTGGATATACACCGTCCCTAAGTTTTTGAACCGGTGCAAATTTTATACCTTTATCATCAATAATTGGTTTAATAATAGGTACTTCAAAACCATAACGACCAATGGTATTTAACTCCATCATATCTGCTTCTCTTTGGTTATGATACCAATTTCCTAATTTAATAGCTCTTTGTGTTTCACCATCCCATGCAGCTATTATTTCTTTTGATGTCATACCATGCCACTTAGATCTTTTATTTTTAGAAGATTTTTTAGCTTGCCCTTCTCTATCAAATTTGGGTTTAAACATTCCAATAAAGGATGTTACACTTGTCCAGTTTATTTTCTCTTCATCTGTGCTTTCATACACATGACCTTCTTCTACAAATCTTAGTCCCATGGTTTTATTTTTATGTTGTTGTTGTTGTATAATCAAATCTTCCAGGAGTTGTAAAATTATTTATTACAGTACTATTTTTTTCAGTTAATAAAGTAACTGCTTCTTCTATGGTTATTTGATCTTCAGCTATTAATTCTGCTACTATTTGTTCTTTAGTTAACTTGCTCATTGTCTATTTGTTTAATTATTATTTCTTCTGTTTCTTCAGACATAAGTGATTTCCAATAACCTTTTGGGCATTCACTAGATAATGATCTTACTTTAAAAGCCAAACTACATCCACAATCTGAACAACAAGGTTGAGTACCAGGAGCTAAGCAATCTGTTCCTTTTGCATCAAACATAGAACATTTAATACATGTTTGAAATCTTTCTTTTGCAACAGCTTCAATGTGTTCTTTTTTAAATATATTATTTTTAATGCCTTCTGCAATTTGATTTATATTTTTAAAAACATTAGTATATTTTTTCCAAGACTTACTCATTTTTTTGCTTTAAAATTTTTTTTATTTTCTTTGTCTTCTTCTAATTGTTTTAAAGCTTTAGTCATTTGCTTTATGTTTTCAGTTATACTTTCACTTTTAGCATATCCATTATATGTTCTTTTTGCAATATTACCCAACATACTTTTATTTTTTTTTATAGCGGCTTCTAACCTTCCTTTTCTTAAATAAAAAGTACCAATACCCTCTACATTAATTCTAGGATAATCTAGAGTAGAAAGTTTTTTTCTAATTTTAGAATAATAAAAAGATATAAAATCATCTACTACTTGTTGATGAACTCCAACCTTTTCTGCAATTCCTTTTTTAAACTCTTTGTGTTTCTTTGGATTCACTTCCTAAAATTTTATAATCTAATAATACTAGTCCTTTTGATTGAACATTTATGTATTTATTTAATTTTATTGTTTTTTTATTATTACCTTTTTTATCTATTAGTAATTTTTTTTCTGCTTTAGAGATTGCATTTCTAGCTGATTGTGAACTTTTAAATATTGTTAGATCAGTTAAAATATTGCAAAATTTTGAAATTTCTATATTAGGGTTTCTTGCTAATACTGCTAAAAATTCTAAATCAGATTTACTAATTGTTATTCCGTTAAAAAAACAATATGTAACTATTTGATATTTTATTGAGGTATGTAAACCTACTTTATGTTTTAAATCTACTTTATTTACGATTGCCATAATTATAAACTTAAGATCATATCTACAAGGTTAGGATCCGGATAACAATCAGATTTATCCTTTCTAACATTAGTATGAGTTAATAATCCTTTTATTTTTCCTAAAGATGCATCCATTTGAAATCCAAATCCTTTTGTTGGACCATATTTTTGAATAAATTGTTTTAATCCTATTCTAATATCAATACAATCTCTTTCACCTACATAACGAATCCATTGTTCTACTGCTTTTATTTGTGCATCAGAATATTTATGGTAATGTAAATAACCTTGAAATGGTTCATCAAGCTCTATTACTTGATCTGATAAAACTTTAGTATTTACATATGTTTTATGATCATTATTTAAATAGCCCATTGAGCATATTTCTAAACCAACAGAATGCCTATTCATCCAACCGGATAATGTTTTACCTAAGTGCCATCCTTGTGATCCAGTTGGAAATGCTTGTACCATAACACCATCAAACTCATTATCTCCATTTCTATGGTTAATACCCCCTAATACAAATTCAGTGGCAATCCTACCTCTGTTATCTCTACCCCATTGATCTATAGTTCTGTATGGATTATTGTTTCCTGCAGTGTGATGTAAGAATATATATTCATTTTCTACAGGACCTTTTAAATATTCACCTTTTGGTAAATAATGTTTGTGAATAAGCTGATTAAAATTAGTTGTATAGTACCCATTTGATATATCAGTATCTTCATCAATAGATTCTTCTGGTACAAATGGTTTATTAAAAAGCAATACCCACATATCACTGTCTACCATTCCGGTAACAACTAAACCATTAGAAAGTTGATACCTTATAACAGCTTTTTCTGTCATTGGTCCAAAATGACTATCTTTTTTTAAATCTAATTTATCTTGTAAGTGAGATACATTAAGACTTACGTCTCCTTTTTTAAGTAGCATAATATTAAATTTAAGTTAATCAATATTTTTTGCTGCTGCTTCCATTGCTGCTTTAAATGCTTGTGCTTCTTCTGAATCTGATGCAACACCACCTTCTTTTTCATCAGCATATTGTTGAGCCATAAACATTTGAGCTTGCATTCGTTCTGCTCTAGATTTTTCTATACTAGCTAAAAGTTTTTCATATTTTGCTTGTATCTTTAAATGTTCTATGTTGTCATTGTAAAAAGATGTAATTTCTTCACGCCTAGCATTAAGTTCTTTTTTGCCAAGTTTTGTCTCTT